TAGTTAAATAATGTTCGCATGAATTTATCCACTCATTAATCACTCCGTTTAATGCTTCCTCGAATCTGGGTATATCTGATAGAAATTCAGCATATTCCTTTTCGCATTGGTCTGCTGTCATACCCTCTTTACTATTTGTATAAAACCCAGCCTTGTGACATTCCCATTTTTCAAACGTGTGGAATATTCTATCCGGGTCATCTGTATTAACTGTTCTTACTTCCTGCATTTCCTCCTCTGATAAATAATCATCAATCGGAACGTAATCATGTATTGAATCCGATGCTTCCCATGATTTACTAAAATCATCATCTTTGAATATTTCTTGAAGTCCGGTAATTTGGCATAACCTTAATATTTCTTCTTCATCCATGCCTAACTCTTTTGCTATCCGCTCGTTTTTCCAATTACGGTTTTTTAGTTCGATAACAATTTCGGACATAGCGTCAATTCCATGCTTTCCTCTTGCCCGGTTATGTCTAATAGTTGAGGCAATACGATCTTTTTTGTCGGTACGGTCATCATTAATTGTAACAACCGGGAGATAGCCAAATATTCTGTTTTGGATAGGCTGGTATTCTTTACCTACTCTATGTCTGTGAAATCCATCAATAACTTCACTTCCCTTATCAGTTGCAAATGAAACAATCGGCTGCGTATATCCATCGGCTTCAATGGATAGTTTCAGTAATTCCATTTCGGGCGGAGCAACTTTATTTGGGTTGTAATCATTTGCATAAACATCCGTATTTTTAACCCATCGGACAAAATCTACAGGCTCATTTTTAAATGGAGATATTTTGTGAATTTCTGACCTGATAGAATTAATAAGATCAATTTTTGTTTCTGTTTCAGAATCGTTAATTTCGTTGCAAAACTCTTTTATCCTGTTCAGGATATAATCTTTTGACTGGTTATCCATAATTAAAAAATCCATATCGGGTTCATGCCAGCCAGACAATCCCCCAAATATGGATGGTTTATGTTTCTTAATACCGCTGGCTGGTCGGGTAAAACTAATCTAAGAATAATATTCCATAACCGCAACACAAATATCCTCAATCCTATACTTTCTCAATGAGCGTTTTAGGATTATGGAGAGGATGATTTTTTGTCTGAGGTGTGGGTTCATACTTTCTAAACTTTTGACCTGTCTTTAATTTAGGCAATTTTAATCTTTGCTCAATAGTAGCAACTTTATAAAACATCATTGCAACTGCTTTAGGATTTCTATCCAATATCCTTGCTAATCTACTTACTGGCATAGTTCCGTAATTCTTTAATAGATAGGCTAAATCATCTTCACTCCATCCGTTTTTTCTATGCCTTACTTTGCAATAGCTATTTGCCTGTGATGCTCTACGCTTAAAAAACCGTTGAGTTTCAATATCGAACCATTTTGGAGTTTCCTGAATGATAAAATTAGCAAGTCTGTTTTTGCCTCCTGCATTTTTTATGGATAGGTTTATATCTTCTAAAAGTGTCCTCATTAGTCAAGTTTTAACCCGGTAGTTAGCCGGGTGTGTGAATACTAAAAAGGCAGGTCATCCTCTGATTCCGGTTCAACTTTCTTAGGTTCTACTTTCACCCCATCAGGAAGTTTAGCGTTCCCGAAATAAACTTTATCATCGGTTGCATCCTTTTTACTGTTCAATTGGAATGAAAGGATATTCCCGTACTGATCGGGTTCATCGTTCATCCATACTGCGATATTTGCGTACAGTTTACCGTTCTTTTCGGACTTATTGAAAGCGGTATGATTCTTTTTGAATGCTTCGCTTAAATCGGTCATACATATTGACCCGTGCATTGGTTTGTTTGCCATTATATTGAGTTTAAAATTAGGTTTAAATATTCAGTTGCTTGTTGTATTTTCTTTTCGGCTTGTTCAATGTCTGCAAGTACCTGAGCGCGTTCAATCCGAATCCGTTTAAATTGATACTTACCAGGGTATTCAGGATGATAGGAAACAAAGTCAAACCACTCCCGACCTGTAATAATAAGGTACCCGATTATCTGCCAGTAACATTCTTTATAATCCGATTTTAAGTCCTTTGTAAGCGAATGAACTAAATGGGCAGTAATTGTATAAGGGCATTTAATTTCAATGCCTCCTACCTCATCTATTAAGCCATCTGGAGAGCCTCCAAAGTTATCCCCATAAGGAATATAACCCGATTGAGTGACCTTGCATCCAAAAACCTCTTCATATATCCCGATTGCGATAGGTTCATGCATTACGCCCCAATCGGTGTACTTACTTGTGAAGTCATCTTTAGCAGGCTTACCTGTTAGCTTTTCAGCTATGCACTCCATTACGTAGGTAATTGCACCATCGGATAGTTTACCTGATTCTTTATCTGCTTTACTTTTGGGTTCAGTCATTAATCTATGTAACTGACTGCAAGAGAACCGACCCATACGCGACTGAATCCATTCAGGCGTACGCTGGTTTTCGTTTTGTGGTCCTGTGATAATCATTTCTTATAAATAAATAACCGAATGCAAGGGGTTACAAACGCTTAGGCTTTTTACAGTCCTACCCTTGAAGTTCGCGCCATGTCTTACTTTCGCCACTCGGTTAAAGGTTAATTACTGTTGACTATTTTTAATTTCATCCATTGGAACGTCTTTAGAATACATCCCGGTAAACTCAACATCAGATCCGCCATCGGTAAATAGTTTACCAAGTTTGGAAGCCGCGTTTTTGAGTGCCAAAGATTCGGCAGCCGGGGCGTTCTTTTGGATTGCATCCTGAATAATGTTCTCAATCTCTAAAGGTTTACTACCCTTAGCCAATTGAATAGGCCAAGCACCAACTCCTGACAAGTTGCGTACTCTTCCGGTAATTGGGTTAATTATTGATAGCGTACCATAGACTAAAATCGAATTAGCCATGATTGAGCAGTTTTTGATCTCCCAATCGTAATCCTGGAATATGGTAACAAGATTGTTTTTAACGCGCTCAATAGGCTGGTATATATTGCCTTTATGTTCTCTGAGCCATAACTTAGGCGGTGCGGTGTTTAGTAAAGCGTTCAAGCTATCCATTTTCACGGATAGTCCTAAGTCCTTTACAATCGCTGGTAGGTTTGGTTTTTTGGTTTCTGTACTCATTATAAAATAAAAATGCCTTATCTGGGTTTGGTGCTGGAAGTCACCGCCCCCGAAATAAGGCTATTTAAGTTTTTTAATCCCGCTTCCAGACGGTTTAACTAAATTAATAAAAGATTATTATGTTACCAAATAAATCACGCAACATATCAAAACTATTACACATGCTGCAATTATCTTCCAGAATGTGCGGTTGGATTCGGGTTCATGATCATCAAAAAAATCCATCATGATAGTATCTCCTTCGCCATCCTTAAAGCCGATTCCTGACCATCAATGTACCCTACTCCGCCCTTTCGTACTGTGTTAGTAGTTTTGATCTTGCCGATGATGTTATTCCACATCCGGCACTTTAATAACTGGTTATGGATGTAAACATTCCAGCGATTGAATAATTCTGAATCCATAGCATAGTATTTATGCTCAGGCATTCTGCATCCCTCCCATGTACGGACAGTTCCGTCAGGGTAGGTAGTTTGTTGGATTGATAGGGTTTTCATATCTTGTTATTTAGTTTCCAAACTTTTAATATACTCCTTAACCGCTTGTGTGAAGTCGGAGAAGGTGGGGTAATCGTAATCGCAATAGTCAATATCCGCATTCCAGACCTGAACCGAAGTAGGGAATATACTACAATTTATCCAGCCTCTCTCCCTGGCATACATTACAATGTCTACGAGTTCATGTAGTTCGGGGCTGGTCATGATATGGCTTTGTTAATGGCTCTTACCGCCTTGTAATAAGTTTCTGTTCCATCAATAGCCGTATTATGGCATTTCAATTTTAGTTCCTGTAATGCCTCTAATAATTCAGGAGCATTTTCAACTATTGACATTATTTTTTGCCGTTCTGCTAAATCATCCGTATAGAACTCAATAACAAACAATTTTCTATCTTCTTTGTTGTGAACATTTACTCTGTTCGAGAATGTTCCGCTTTGATTTGGTCGCCAATTTTTCATCCTATTTACTATTTACGTTTAACAATTCATTAGCTTCAAACAAATCTAAAATGTTTGAAATATCAGCACTCTTAAGGTTAAGATACATAGCAATTACTTGAACAGTACCGAACCGCAAATCTAAAATTGAGTGTTCACGGGTCAACTCACTTAATGCTAATTTGACCGCATTTGGATAAACTTTTGCAACATCATCCAATTTCGCCTTATGCTCTTGCTTTAATCTTTCGTATAGGGTTTTCATATATCTTGTTCTTTACAAAGTTCGATTAGGTATTTTAGGTATTCGATTCGCTCTTCGGAAGAGTTAAACCAATACCCCATTCTTTTACGCTTCGGTATTTTATGTTTGCCGCATTTAAAGTGGCTTAGTATTAATTCTTTTTCAAAGGTTGATATTGATTTTTTGCAAGCCAACTCGTTAATTCTACCGCATATACCATACGGTTCAAGTTTATAAAACTTATCCAATACCACCTGATATAATTCGCTTAACTTTCTCATATTACGCCTGTTCAAATGCCTTATTATAATCACCATAGAAAGCGGCATCTACGTATTCCTTACCTGTTAACCGTTCCATTACCATATCCTCGGGATTCCCGCTTGAAGTCAGGCAGTCCCATTTTTCACCATCGTAATGCTCCTCGATAAGTTCGCTGGCATCATCTGCGATTGAAGTTTCATCATCAATCATTATGGCATCCAAATCACGGTCATAATAGCATGATGGATATTTGCGTTTGAGTTCGATTAGGGTCATTGGTTTTCGATTATGTATTTAATGAATTGTTTTCTAATCTCTTGGTCACGTGATCTCCACCAATATATGCCATCCGATGAGCCAAAATCTCTAATTGCTACTTTCCTTTTTGACTGGAAAGCATCCATCATTGAATCATGCTCTAATGTTGTGATAAATCCAGCAATCAAAAGCCATTCTATTTTATCGCAAATTCCTACGCGGTCGCTTGATGGTAAATTCCATTTTTCAAGAAGTATATTGAATAAATCCGCTAATGGTCTGTTTGCGCTACTCATATCATATTAATTAAAGCCTGATGAACTAATACGGCTCCGAATAGGACTATCAAAGTCCACTTAAGCCAGTCGATTTGTTGGAGGGTTTTCATTTTTATGCAAGTTTTGTATAGAACCACATTGTCCTATACTGCCAAACCCCCATGCCTCTAAAAGCTATGGGGTGACAGATTCCTGACTTGCAGGAACAGGAATGTTAATTTCTATTAATATAGTTGTGAATGGTTATATGCTTACTGTCTGCTATTTTCTCGCAAGTCTTTAAATCTTTGCGATTCCAGAAATTACCGATTAATGCCTCTTCGCATCTGTTTTTAATTCTATCGTGAATTGATAGATGGGAAAGTCCGATTGTGAATGAAATTAAATGTACCATGATTCGCAAGTTTTAAGCAACCCTGTATTGAATTGCTGATACA